TCTCTAAGCAGTCACCAGTCACAGAGTAATAACCTTCAACATCAGTTCCCCATTTACCAATCTCTGCTACGGCTTGAGTCGCAGCAGCAGATGCTACCTTGCGGTCTAACACATCCATAAGACGCATTACAGACTCAAGCACAAAACGGCTATTATCTTGGCAGTGACGAGCGATTTCTGCTGCATTGATTAGTTGAGATGCTTGATAGGTATCAGTTACATCCAATGTGTAGGTAGTAGTAGAATCCCCATAGGTATTGGTAGATGTACAAGTGAGGATATCTCCTCCCTCTTCTACTTCTGTTTCGGGCAAACGCTGAATCCATCGTGCTTGGATAGTCTTCAACTTACCTCCACTGGGAGATACTTCTTGGCGAATTAGTTTTACGTTTTCGGGAGAGAGCAAAAATTCCAAGAATGGCAATTGCTCACGTTGTCCCACTTCAATGAATAACTCCGATAGTGACATTTGCACATTCGGGCATTCGGATAGTATGCGTGAAATAGACATAGTTTCAAAATTGTTTGGTTGTACATTCGTTTATTAGGCTGAATGCTTGTGCCTACAATTGCCATATGAGTTTGGCTAACTACATCATAGATTCTGCAAAGATAAGTAATTTATATAAACAAAAAAAAAGAGGGACTCTCATCCCTCCTTAGTCTGCAAATACCAAAACCACTTGGTGATTCAAAGGTAATTAATCGGGCAGTATAAACGTGAATCCTCTCATTTTTTTAGCACAAGAATTGCCGATTGGAAAGCATCCTTGAGATTCAGCACCAGTTAGTTCTTGGCAGTTTTCATCGGTAACAATGTTAGGATTTACTGCTACCCAGTTAGTGTTCATATGCACATAGGATTTCTCCCCTTCAGCCATTGGTTTAAAGCAGCATATACATTGATTGCCTAAATGTCCATACTTTTCTTCATTGCGCTCCTTCATTGGAGATTCGTAGAGTTCTTTAGTGAGTTGAGTTTTCATTGTATTTCAGTTTGAATGTTTAAAAAAAAGTGGGAGGATTTCTCCTCCCTTGGTTTGTTATTTTAAGTATGCAATGGTATTTAATTTATTAATCATATTTTTTGTTGATTCAATCATTTCATCATATGTTGAATATTTTGAATATGCAGAATTTTGATATTCGCTTTCGGTTAATTTCAACTTTTTTTCACAATTGTTTAATCTTTGTCCGTGGTCGCCTTTACCAATTAAATCTAATCTTCCAAAATAATATGAACAGGAAATAGTACAAGCAACATAATCTCGTGCAGATGTTCTTGATGAAATGACATTGTTGTCTTGGTCAATAACACAATATTCAAATTTTCCGTTTTTTAATTGTGTTTTTGTTAGCGTGTAGTTGTTAAGAGCAGTGTTCATAGTGTGTATGTTTAAAGAGTGATTGTTTGATGCAGTAAAAGTACTACTATCTTTTGAATCTGCAATACCCAATCAAAAATAATTCAAACTATTTTTTGCATCACTACTTAACTGACTATAAATCAGCACAAAAAAAATGGGCAACATCCCTGCTGCCCAAACCCTAAACTATATATATGAACGAAACTCAGTGCAAAGATAATCAATTATGGCAATTCTATCATACCAAAAAATGGTTTATCACTAACTGATTTCTTCCCTTGGCAAGACCATAACTGCCTTGCCCACCAGTTAGGACTACCTTTAGGTGATGGGATGCCATTGCTTCTTGCACAATAAGAATCTCCTGCTTGTGTGCCTACCTTAATCCGATATCCACTTGCACCAAAGTGTACTTCATTGCCATCATCATCCACTGCCTTATACTTCTTGCCTTCTCTATCAGATGCAGTAATATTGTATCCTTCATACATTGGCATACTTCATAGATTTAATGGTTTCTAAAATCAGTTTCAATGCTTTGGTGAGTTCAGTAGAATCAACCATATTTTTATGATATCCCTCCCTCCATCCATTATGCTGCTCAAGAATCTGTATTGCCTTGCTCAATGTCATTTGGCAAAGAATCTTGGATTAACTCCTCTTGCTCTCTTCTCAATCCCTCCATCCAATGGTGGGATAACTCCTCCTCTTACCAGTGATGGCATAGGCTTCCCTGCGTGGGGATTCTTCTGAATGATTCCTGCCTCTGTTGCCTCCTTCAATAAGACATCTGATAGGTTGAGGAATGTCCCTGCCTTATCCTTTGATTTGAGTCTCTCTCCACTGCTCTTATCCTTCACCACAAATGCACCATCTTCTTCGATGTCTAACAGATACTTGTCAGAGATTGCACTCTTGAATCCTCGTATGGTAAACTCATTTACCGATGGGTCTAACTTGATGGAGGATAACTCCTTATCAAAGGTATGGTTAATCTTGGATGTCTTTTGCTCTTCTGCCATCTTAATCTTGAACTGCTCAAACTGGTTGATAGCATCTTGTCTTGCAGTATCCACTTCTGTTACCTTCTTCTCAAGAGTCTTGTATTTCTTCTCCCAATCCCTAACTAATTCCTCACTGCCAGTGTTAGTGGCTCGTTTCTCCCAATCCTCTCTCTGCTTCTCATACTCTGTCTTGGCTCGTTCTGATGCAGTACGAATCACCTCCTCTACTTTCTTATCCTTAAAGTCTTCCTCTGTCAAGGTAATGCCGAATGGCTCAAATGCCTTCCTTGTCACGTTAGAGATAGTCCCAGTAAGTTTGCCAATCTTGGCACTCATCTCCTTGGACTCAATCCAATTCTCTTGGAATTTCTCCTTTGCTTCTTCTACGTTTTCTGCTTCGTGCAGGTTGAGGAATTTCATCAACTCCAGTGCTTCTTCTGCTTTCATTGTTGTCTATTATTGGTGTATTGATTTGCTTCAATTTTAACTCCCTTGCTCCCCTCTTAATTAGTTCTTTGGCAAGGATGTCATTGGCTCTTTTGATAGTGCCATCAGATAAGATGTAGAATCTCATTGCTCAAAGGTAAGTAATTTGATTATGCAAATCAAAACAAAAAAGCCTACTTATTAGGTAGGCTTTGATAATTTGTTTTTTCATAGATTTACATTTTCATAATCACTATGATAGGTATAGCAATAACCACTCACAATCGAAGAGATACTGCCTTGCAAACTTTTGATAAGTGGAAATCAATGCTTCCCGATGGAGCAATAATCATAGTAGTTGATGATGCAAGTGATGAACCATATCCAAATGCTGACTATCGCTTTGATTTAAATGTAGGGATTTCCAAAGCAAAGAACAAGTGTATTGAGTTACTTATTGAACGTGGATGTGATGAATTATTTTTGGCTGATGATGATTGTTATCCTACTTCTGCAAACTGGTGGAAAGCATACACTGATAGTCCATATCCATTGCTATCATATACATTCTCTGTTGTGGCAAAAAGGATTCACAATGGCAATAGGCTGATTAAAAAAGATGATTCACACAAGTGGTATTCAAATCCTTGTGGATGTATGGTATATATCAACAAGATTGTGGTAGATAAGATTGGTGGATACGATGTTGAGTATTCGATGTACGGAGATGAGCATCTTGATTATGCTATTCGTGCAAAGAATGTAGGTCTTATTCCATATCCTTATATGGATGTATCTAATCCTCTATTCTATTGCCTTGATGAGATTGGTAATTATCGCACATCAAGAATAGATTCAGCAGCACAGAGTTATCTAAGTCATAGAAGACTATCTAAGCAAAAAGATAGTAAGGCATTTATGACCTATCAAGAATCATCTAATGATTTACAAAAATCATATGTGCTATCCAGTTACTTTAATTATGCCAATTGTCCACAAAGAAAAGTTCAATTACCTAATTCATTGGATGCACTTTTGCCATTGATAAATAGTTGTAATGATTTGGGCATTCGACTGGTAATCTTAACCAATTGCGAATTTGATAATCAAGGCACTACAGAATTTGTAAAGATTGAGAATACAGATAAAGATTTTACTCCAAACGATTTTCGTTGGCTCATTCAATTAGATTACATTCAGAAGAATAGAGCAAGCCATATATGGTGCGTGGATGCTACTGATGTTGAACTGCTTAAAAATCCATTCGATATTGATAATAACAAAATCTATGTAGGCAATGAAAAAAAAGAAACACTGGCTAATCGATGGCTATGGGATTATCAATTGAGATACTGCAGGAATCGAAACTATATTAAGATGTTCAGAGATTCAAAGCAATTAAATCTTTTAAATTGTGGAGTTGTAGGTGGTAGTTATTCGATTGCTCTTAGATTCTTTCAACTAATGGCAAACGAGATTTATCATAATGCAAGGAATATAAATAGAGCAATGGATATGGCTACATTTAATTATGTAGTCTATTCTCATTTTGCCAATCAATTTATTACTGGTGATGATGTTGTAACTGAGTTTAAATCATACCAAAGAAATAACGTGGCAATGTTTAAGCACAAATAGAATTACTCATAGAATCCTTCTGCCTCTGCTCTTGCCTTTGTGCATAAAAAAAGCCTACTTATTAGGTAGGCTTTGGCTCAAGTTGGAATTATGATTAGTCCCACAAATCATACACATAGTCTTCGATAATGGACATTGATACATTATCATCATATCCATCATTAATAAGATGCTCAATTACTGATTCTACTAATCCTGCATAAGTAGAGTGAGTGAATCCATCATAGTTGTCTTCATATTGCGCTCTTGCATATGATGGTTGATTGTCTGCCAGTTCAGATACTGCCTTGGTGATTTTCTGTGTAAGTGTCATAGTGTGTATGTTTAAAGGATTAACACTGCAAACATACTACCTTTATTTGATTCTGCAATAGTCAATCAAAAATAATTTACTTTTTAGTAAATATTATTTGCTGCTTCCCAATTCTTGTATTCAAAGAATCTTTTGAGACTATTCAATTCTGCCTTATCCTTTAGATTGGATGGTATGCACTTGCTTATCTCTTTGATATAATCTGCATAGTATTCTTCTACATAGGATTTGCAAGATGCAAATGAATACAATGCTGAACATTGTCCACTATGCCAGTTGGAGCATATCTCTTGCGCTCTATTCTTCGATATTATTGTGCCAATTGGTTTCTTCATTTGGCAAATGTCTAAACTTATTTTGATTAGGCAATACTTAATCTTAATATTATTTATTTTTTTCTCGTAGTGAATCGGGCAATCTAACCATAAAAACAAAATCTCCCTTCTGTCCCTTTACTACCTTATCGTGTGATTCAGTTTGCATAAAGAACTTGTTAGGTATCCCATTCGGGAATGCCTTGCAAGTACCAGTGCCATTAACATAATGCTCACACATTGCACAATTACTCTGCATCGTTTATCACTTTAATTTTTTTATTGTCAAATATAACTATTTGCTGCCCACCACTATTATCAATTGTATTCGTTTTAAAAAAGAACGCATCATATCCCACTTTCTCTGCTGCCAATCTTATTGAGTTATAGAAAGTATCCGATGTGCCTACTATATTTTTATTATAAAAATCACTTGATTCTCTAACTGCTGCTATTCTTTCGGGAGTGCCTCCTGCATATTTTCTTATCTCTTCTTCCAATTGATAATATTTCTTAAATATTCCTTGTCTAATAGATTCTTGTTCAGCATATATCTTATTGAATGCATTCTCAAATTTTTTATCTTTCTTAAATAATGTATTCAAGTATACTTCATTCGCTTCTGATTTATTTATATTATTTCGTTTTGCTATTTGCAATACCTTATCATAGTCAAATACCAATGGCTTTTTGATATCAACCTTCGTTTGTACTACACTTGGATTATCTATCAAATCATTATAGTATTCAGTTACTTTCTTCTCATCTGTAAGATATGTCCCCTTGCCTAAAAACTTACCAAGAGTCACCTCTCCAGTATCTTTGAATCCTTGATTCTTGATTGAACTAACATTCTTACTTGGTGTAGAATGATAGAAAGTCTGTTTAAGTTCGGAATCCTTCACAAACTCCTCTACTTCTTTCTTGGTATTTAATGATGCATTTCTATAGAATCCCTCTGCCTTGGCTCTTTCCTTAATCGTATCGGGAACTTTATTATCGGGAACTGGCACAAGGTAGTGCCTACAATTCCATCCACCTACAAAGGTGAATATAGTTTTGCTATCAGTTCCATCCATTCTCCCTGCCCAAGTTCCATCTTTAATATCATTGATGCCTCCACTATTCTTGCCTTCTCCCCATAGTTGTATCTCGTTTCTATGGAATATCTCTCCTTCTCTATGCTCACAGAATGGTCTTGTTGTAGGTATCTCTCCACCAAGATATTCGTACCACTCAATATCTAATTGCTCATTAACTGCTGCAGAGTAACTTCTGTCTGCTACTGCTTGAGCAGTATATGCAGTTGTCTTGATGTTGGCAAGTAACTTACCATCCATTGTATCACTGCCTAATACCAATGCCTTTAATGAATTAACAGAATCTTTAAGTTGCGCTCTTGCTGCTATGTTAGATGTTAACTGCTCTGCGAATGGTTGAGTAAATCTTGAATCTAATCCTGCACCAAAGAATGTATTAATGGCATTCTGCTTTGAGATATTTAGTATCTGCTTTTGTATCTCATTTGGCTTAAATCCTTCTTGAAAATTCTTGGCTATCTCATCAGTTAGTTTTGCTCCTTCTTCTATAGAATTTAAAAATGTTTTAACTGCATCTTTATACTCCCCTCCTGCCAATACCTTCTTTAAATCTTCAGAGATGATTGCAATCCTTCTTATGTTGTTTTCATTCTGCAGAATATTGCCATTGGCATCCACATCCATATCCTGCAGGATTGGCTCTATTCTTCTCCAAATCTGTGCTTGTGCCTTAATTGCTTCTGTCTGTAATCTATCGGGAACAGATTCAACTAATGCCAGTTTCTTCTTTACCAGTGAATCAAGCGATGCCATTGAGCAGTTCTTGTTGTGCTTGTTGGATTGGGTCTAACTGAGTGCCTATCCTATCTGATGCTAATTGATTCAATGCTGCTATCTGCTCTGCCATTGGTAGGTCTATGAACCTTGGAGCATCTTCTGTTGCAATGTGATTCCGTATCAATTCCATCACTAATTGTGGAGCAGAGTGATGAATCACATCTTGATACTTCTCAATAGTGCCATTGGCAATCCTCACTGCGATATCTGCACTATTCATCAGCAGTAATTCATCTGCATTCACAATCAAATCATAGATTGCTGATGTCTCCTCATCTGTGTAGTGTATCGCACGAATGTAGTTATATACATTGCTAAATGTAATTGATGGTGGGACTCCTGCTTTAACTCCCTCACTGATGATTGCAAGATAGTCTGATGGTGTAGAGATATCGAATGATGTAGGATAAACCAAGTTCACTCCACCAAAGTATTCACCATAACGCATCCTGCCCATTGTCACCAAGCAGAAATTATAGATATCAAATAGTTGGTCTGATATAGGCTTGATAAAAGCATACAATGCTCTCAGTTTATTCAATGAACCAGTGGCAGTGGATGCCTCTCCAATACTTCCCGATTCATCAGAAGATGGTAGATGGAGAATCCTTCTTGCCTTGGTCATTTGCATCTCAATCTCACCTCTCAAGAATGTTAAGGTATCCATTGGAGGAGAAACAAACTTGATATACTCTCCACTCAAATTACCATCCCCATCACTTAATGATGTCTTTGGCTTGATTAGTAGCAATCCAGTTGGAGAGAATCGTGAACGTACACCACTACCACTACACGAACCACAAGTACGATAGCCTCCATTGATTGTATCGAATATCTGCCCATCACTACACTTGTTGCCTTCTCTGTCTACAAAATCACATATCTCACCTAATGCTACCATATATGGGAATGAGGATGTGGCTTTGGATATCTGTAAGTAGGATTGGTCTAACACTACTTGGTCTAACAATGGGACTGCAGTGATGAATGGAGATTGGAATGCTATCTCGTGACCAATCATCTGTGGCATACCTTTGAGTTTAGTGCAAGGCACATAACCAAGATTGTGCTGAAAGTATAGCACTGGTTGACCAAATGTCATATCCATCTTTTTGCCATACTGCTCAATTCGATAAATCGCAGTGCTATCATATAATTCAAGGACTATCCCTGCCTTCTCATCTTTATTGCCCACTCGTACAATTGACCTATCATCAGTAATTACGAGATAGTATTCACCATACTTTTGCCCAACAATACTCTTGCAGGAATAGTAGTGAGGATATGGCTTGATTAGTTCATTAGATACTACCTCTTCACCAGTGTCCTCAAGTATTGTAGTGTCTACATCTTCGGGTTCAATGGCTATGATACCATTGGCATCAATGAGTTTTAATGTAGGTAGCATATCCTTTACGAATGCCTCCAATGATGTGAACTTCTCTATCTCCTCATTGACATATGTTTGGAATGTATCAGCACCAAAGATTGGTTCAGTCTCTTGGTTGTATCTGATGCTCCAGTTTTGGTCTGCGAATGCTCTGCTAATCGTTGCCTTGAAATCTTCAAACACTGATAGTGTTGATGGCTTGTAGTTGGCTCTGATGTATTGTGATTGAGCATCACTCTGATTTGGCGCACGAACAGATAGGAGATGTTCGGGATATACATCGGGTCTTGTATGTGGCAAGATGCTATCATACATCTTGGCTGCATAGTTATATCCACTCCAGTATTCGGGATACTGCGATACTCCCACTCTCTCCTTTGTGATTGGATTGATAGGATGCTTGGCTGATGCAGTCTCCCAATTCTTGTGTAAGTAGGCAAACTTGCTTACAATCTTGTTTATCTCCTCTATTGTCAGTGCCATCTTATGCTACTGCTTTGGTTGTTGGTTGAACAATGATGTGTGAACCACACGATTTAGAACGGCAGAATGTAGGTCTCATAGTTATTGTATTAGTGTTAATCCCCTTCCCTCTGATGTATTCAATGTAATCACATTGTATTGGCAATCTCTTGCATACTTGACCAATTGTGCAACATCATCAATATGTAATGAATCGTGATATGCAATAATTCCTCCATTGGCAAGCACTCTTTCTACCTCCTTGAATTCGGGAAGAATGTTATCCCAAGAATGGTCACCATCTACAAATATGATATCATAATGTTTAGTAGGCATTTCTTTGATAACTCCGATAGATTCCCCTATGATAAAGTCTACTGCTATACCATCACGTTGTAAATTATATTTACGATAATCATTGATGTCAATTCCTGCATAGTATCCACCATTAGGTAGTGCCTCAATTATCTTAACTGATGATTCACCTTCGAATACACCAATCTCAAGAACTGCTTTGGCTTGTGTCATTGAGACTAATGCTCCAAGAAATTGACATACATCAATCTCTGAATTCCACTCGTGTCTTGGCAATGGCTCAAGTCCATATATCTCCATTGTTTGTTCAACCACTGGGGACTCAGTTGATTCATCAGTTGGCTTATCGCTTTGGGTCTGCATATTTGTAGTCTGCTATTCGATTGATAAAATAGTTATGTCTCTTGCCTTCTTGCTTCATCCACACCTTTAGTTGTCTGTCTAACCAATCTGTGTAGAATCTTGGTGTAAATCCCTTGCCACCATAGTAGGATTGAAAATAAAAATTATCAATGACATCTTTGATATCTAATCCTCTGTGCATCGCAAAGTGAATCACCTCTTCATCCATTGACGCATCAATGTTCATTATCCCCAATGCAACATTCATATATAACTCATCGGGCTGCCCACCTCCCCACTTCATCCTCAACTTATTTATGGGCATTGGTTTGTTCACATAATAGTCTAATGCAATCTGAAATAATCTCTTTGCATCATCGCTCTTGCGTATGAATTGAACAGATGAATTGATGGCATATATCTTGGCATCTTTGGTAAGATTGAAATGCTCCCATAGATGGTCTGCCCAAGCCCACTGCATCACTCTAAAGTCTCTGCCTTGGTCTATTGTATGTGTGCCAATAACGTGAGTCTGATAGTTCTTATTTGAACTTGATAGATGCTTTAGTAGTGGCTCAATATCTTTAAGGCATACTGCATCTACATCCAAGAATAGATTCTGCTCGTATGGCAGTAAATCGTAGACAAGTAGTTTAGCCTTGGCAGGGTCTAACTTCTTCTCAGTATATATGTTTGATGATGGTAGGTCTACATAGACATCTATCACATCACTTAGTTCGGGGCAATAGTATCTTGCACCTTTGTCCAATGGCTCACTGATTAAGGCAATCTGTACTGCCTTATTAAATCTCTTTATCGAATAGGCAAGATTGTATGTTGCCCAATAATATTGTGGTCTACCAAATGCCATAAGCACCACTCCAATTGGAGCAGTGCCTTGGCTTTGATTTGTTGGTTCGTGCAGATTCATTAACTGAATATTCCTGCAGGAGCAAGATGTTGTGTTGGAATATCCTTATCTCTCCAAGAGAAAGTTACCTCATATCTCTGCAATTCGTTGTTCTGTTCGGGCAGAATAAAGTTTGCAGATGTAGTGATACCTACTGGTGGGTCAATGAACAAGACTCTACCACTATCACACATATACGCAAGTATCCATCCGATTCTGCGATTGTTAACATCATTCCAAAATGTGTTATTCTCATCAGTCACATTGGCATCGTATAGAGTTGCAGTGCGGTCTTCATTGATACGGATAGGAGTTCCACATCCAATTGGCGAATCCACTTGAACTGGTGAACCTGCAGGTAGTGCAAATCGAATATCTTGAATTAAACGTGCTTCACCACTATCCAGTAAATCTTGTACTTCTACGGCATCAGAAGGATTTGGCAATGTTGTGTTACAAGCACCTACGATAATGGCAGAAACTCCACCTAATTTATATTCGTTGCAGTCTACAAGATTGTGTTCGAAAAGCGATGTATCGCAATATGATACGCATCCCATAAATGTAGTATTAAATTGTTGGTTTGAGTCTATTACATAGGATGACTCAAGTAGTCCTACTATCTATGATGCTTGAACAAATATACGAATTTATTCTTGATACAAATTAATCAAGTTCTCCGTAATAATTCGCTCATTATCTTGCGTTAAAATGAATGGCTCAGAATCGTTATCCAATACTGATGGCAAGCAATCAGCAGTTACACCAATGCATATGGTCTTCCTTACCAAATCATTCTGCTTAAACATATCAATGGTTATTGCTCCCAAATCATCAGCAGTCTCATATTCGATTGTTGGGAATTCAGAATCTACTGGAGAATGCAGCACACCATTGATATAGCAATTATCAAAGAAGACTACTATGCTCAAGAAATCAAATACATATTCGGGCAGTCTTCCAAAGTAGAATGATACCTTCTTTCTTCTGTCCACATAGGTTGATGACCATCTTCCCGATGAGTATCTGAATAGGTCTGCATCAGTCTCATATTGTGCTTGAAATCTTCTGCCTTCCAATCTGATTGATGGCAGGAATGAACTGCCATAGAACGATAGTCCAAACTGGTCTTCTCCATTGCATCCTTCTACTTTAAAGAATCGGCAAGGGTCTGAATAATCTCCAATGGATATCAAATCACTATACTTATCATACGTTGCCCACTCCTTAAATGCTCGTGCATCTACCTTACTAACTACGATTGTACCACCACTAACTGAACCAATCTCAAATCCATACAATGAGAAATTACCACTACTGGTAGGTATGATATTAAATGTATAAGTCCCTGCTGAATTGATGGTAAATAAATTAACTCCATCTACTTCTACTCGCAGTCTTGCATCACTCATTGAATCCACCACAATGGTTACACTATACTCCTTCCCCTCACACATCTCTGTGATGGATATTAATCTACCACTACCTCCAACAGATAGACTAATATCTGCTTGACTATTGGCTATATTCCAGTTGTCAATGTTAGATATATCATTATCCCATCCCACTGGTGGACATCCAATACATAGTCCCCAATCGTTGAAGAACGGATTGTATATGTAGTATTGTCCACAAGTATTGATACAATAATCTGCAATGGCTAACCTATAACATCCTGCATCCAAATCATAATCTGATAAGTCAATGGCAGCAGTTAGGTATTGGTCTTTGGTGATAATGGTTGGGTCTAATATTTGGACTATTGATAGGTCTTGTGCATCTACTATCCCTGCGAATAATCCACCATTGCACACTGGTACAAACTCATCTAATGTCACTATTCCAACAAACTCATCTGTAGGTTTTGCGATGAGTAACAAGTCTATGGTAGGTGAATTCAAGTTGGCAGGAATAGCATCTGCCTTCAAATATATAACGTGAGTTCCTGCTGCACTTACTTCTACAGATGTGCCATTAGTGAATCCCACTATCAATGTACCAGTGAATCCTTGATTGATAGTTATGGTTACACGATAGTCTAAGCAGTTTTGGAACTTGGCATAAATGAATCCTGCCAAACTATTGCCTACACTATCGGGAAAGGTAACTTCAGTTCCATCAATGGATACTGAGATAACTATAGTATCAACCAATCTCAAGTATCCGCATTCCCCTGCTTCCAATTGCCAAAATACTTGGTCATTGAAATCCATCAATTGAGCATAGTCCTTATTGCATCCCTCACATTGTTCGGGCAATTGACTATCAAAGATTATTGGTTGATTCGGGATAGATGTATAACTCATTGGATTAGTTTGTTTGAACGTAACTCAAATTGTGAATTTTTACGCAGCACTGAATCAATCTGCAATCTCTTGATATATGTAGGTATAGTTGCCAGTGCATCATCCTGCCTCCCAAGTAGTATTGGTTTAGATGTCTCTGATGTAATGGCATTAATCTCTGCCATTGTCAATGGTCTCTTAAACTTATACAAGTAGGCTTGTACATCATCAATGTCTACTGGCTGCAGTGTTGATGGAGTGAATGGCACACCACTTCCACTGAAAAATGTTATTGATGGCAATTGAAAATTTATACATTGAGTCTCAAGAACTGGTATGCCTACCAATACTGCTGCAACATCTCCTCTTACCTTATCACCTTGATTGCATACAAACGTGGCAGATGATGTGCATACAATTGCATTAGTTGCTAAATCTTGAACTACTGCACCTTGGTAGTCTGCAATAAAGACTCCTGCACCATCATAGTGCTTAATCACTGCTGCTCCCCATCTATCATCTACTGCAAATACTCCTGCAAGACTAACACTTAATTGAAATGAATATATCCCTGCAGCAGGGACTACATAAGTAAATCCATCAAAATTATTACCAGTATCTGTTATCTCATTTGGGAATGCGAGAAAGCTACCAGTGAATGCTGCGTAAGATGTAAAGTTCGTATTGACAATATCAAAGCATTGTAGGTTATTTACTGCTCGTGCATTAAAGATTGTATTGGCTGCATCGAATCCGTTAAGAAACGAGAATAGGCTATTTGGATATCCACTCAACCAATTAGCAGATACTGCCTCATTATTTAGTATGCCATTGTAAACTGATTGCAATCCCAATCCATAGATATCAAACTGCTGCGCTATGAATCTATTGGTAATTGTTGAATATCTACAGATGATTATGAATACATTCAAATCATAGGACTCATTATTAAATCTGACTACATCCTCAATTACATTCGTATCGAATACTACATCATCTGTCTTTAGTCCAAGTATGTTCGATGTGTTACATTCTCCAGTAAATCCAAATGTCTCACTCCTAAATCCTCTGAATGGAGTTTGTGTAAACGAGCAAGCAGTATTACCACTATCGCATTCGTTTGCCTCAAGAACTGGTGAGCATCCAAACTCTGCTGCTTGGTAGAGTCTTGATGTATCAAACTTCATCTCTATGTTGGATTGGTCATAGAGATTAACTGATGGAGTTGATTGGTTAAAGTATGCAATTGGCTCAATGCGTAATAAAGGTCTGCCATTGGATTGCTTTTCGAATCCCATACCAAGATTCAACTTCTTTCGCAGACTACCATATAATGATTCAAAATTGGTTACGATAGTCTGCATTAGATTGCCTCTCATCACATTGCCTTGGCTCAACACATATAACGGATACTCGTTATTGGTATAGTTGGTCAAGAAGAAATTAGATTCGAAATCAACCAAGTCATCTGTCATACAAGCAATCAAATGCTTGAATACATCATATACGCTATATCCTCTGCTCGCAGGAGTTATTGCATTACCAGTGGCAGGATTGAACAAACTCAGTGTCCTTAATGTTGGTGGAGTAATAACTACACCATTCTTGGTTGATGCCAGTGTTAATGCGAATGGTATTGATTTGTTATTGTTAATCTTGGTACTGAATGTCTCATCATATAGTTTAGTCTTCACTTGGCATCTGTCCAAATCAAAAGCAGATTCGGTAACTATAATGTATCCATCAACTAACTTCTCCCATATCCCAGTTGTACACTTATACTGGACTGATACTCGTACCAATTCGCAGTATCCACTTGTGGCGAGTTTGTTATAGAAATAAGTAAAGATATCCCCACCAAAGATTAGTTCATTATCGAATGATACTATTCGTGCGCCAATGGTACTATCCTCTGTAATGGATATGCCAAAATCTTCTGCGTTTAATGGTTGTCCCCTATCAAGATTATCAATGAGGAATTTTATCTGTTGTGCCATTGATACCTTCCCTCGTTACCGATGTTAACTACAATATTGTTATTACGCATTGTCTTATTCAACTTATCCAATTTGCGCTCCATTGATTTAGAATTCAGAGATGCCTTCACTACCACTGCCTTGTCTTTGCTCTTCATCGCATAGTCAATGATTGCAGGTCTTACATACCTATCCTCAATGTATTTCTTAAATGCAGCACTTGATGTGTTCATAGCATCCAATGCCTTCCTATGCTGACTGGTTGCATTCTTGTTCATAACAAACTCTCCTCCCTCTGCCTCAATGATAGCACCTCCTGCCTCGTGGCTCTTACCTTTAACCATACCTCCCTTCTTGAACTTAGGGATTGGCTGCGATGTGATGATAAGAACTTGTGCTGCTCCTGCTGCTGCTGCTATGGCTGCAGTAACTGGATTAGGTAGTGCCTTGGCAATTGCTACTGCAGTTGCTATGGTTGCTTGGAAGATTGCTGCTGCTCTTTCATTCAATGCTTGCTTGCGTTTCTCTGCTGCTATCTTCTGCTCTGTTCGTATTCTCAATGCCTCAAGTTTGCGTTCTTTATCAGCAGCAGACAATTCGGAGTTCTTAATAGATTCCTCTTCAGTTGTTGCTTGCTGCTCTATCTGCTCCACTCTCTTTTCTGATTGGTTTGCTTGAATCTCAACAATATCACTGAATAGTTGTGCAGTGGCATTGGCAATCTCTATTGTTTGGTCTAATGTCTTCTGCCTCTCATCTCTGATTGCTTTCTGCGTTTGGGCATCAAGCAATGCAAGTTTAGCATTCTTCTCCTCCTCACTGATTAACTCCTTCTCAATCTGCTTCCTCCTTATTGATGCCTCGTTCTCTATTTGTCTAATCCTATCATCAACAGATGCTTGCTCGTTTACCTTCAGTGCCTCTATTCGCAGATTCTCAATCTCAAGTGATTTAATTGCTCCATCAGTTCTTATCTGTGCTAACTTCTGCTGCCTATCTGCCTCATTGTTTAATAAGTCAATAGTGAGTTTGTCTTGTCCCTCTTTGGTCTGTGCTGCCTCCTTCTTTAGTTCTTCTGCTCGTAGGTTGAATTGCTCGTTGGCTATCTTCTCCTCAGTCTCAATTGTGAAATCACCTCTCTTCTGCAGCAATGCCAATCTTGCTAACTCTAACTCAGATTGCTGCTTGGCTGCATTAAATCGAATAGTAGTTAAATCATTCTGCAGTTGCACCTCTGCTGCCTTCTCTGCATTGGCTCTTGCTACTGGGTCTGTTAGTAATGATGCCTCTTGCTTGGCAAGTTCTGCTCTCTTGTTTGCCAATTCCTCTGCTTGTTGAATCTCAAGTTGTCCTGCTGCTTCAAGATTCTGCAATCTGTTAATCTCGTTATCAAGAATCCTCTTCTGCTCTTCTACCAGTATCTTCTGCCTCTCTGCTGCTAACTCTGCATCAATACGTTTAATAGTGGCTGCTCGTAGTTTAGCATCAGTGATACTCTGTTGTGCATCCAGTTTCTGTTGGTCTGCAAGATTCTCAGACAATCGTATGCGCTCACTTACTGCCTCATCTTCGGTTAGCAGTTCTACCCTAATGGTCTCCTCTATTGTCTTGAGTCTATCTTGTGCTGCTTTCTTGGCTGCTTCATTTGCCTTTTCTGCTGCCTCCTTACGTTTATCTTCTAACTCCTTTGCTGCTGCCTTCTCTGCCTCAAGTTCTGATATCCTTGCATTGCTATTAATGGCTGCAGTCTTATCTACTGCCTCTTGTCTGATATCTGCTTGTTGCTTCTCAAATGATTCTAATGCCTTCTGCTTTAATCCAAATCTTGTTCTCTCGTCAACATCTGCCTCATCCTCAATCTTCTTAAATTCATCCAAGTATCTCTGCTTCGCTTCCTCCAGTTTCTTGTTCTTATCTTCCTCTGCTTGCACGATTGCACCATCAGTCTCTATCCTCCGCACTGCTGCATCTGTTGCCTCCTTTGATAGTCCTTCCTCTAATCCTTTAAGTTTCTCTGCTGCTACTGCTCTCTCATTGGCTGCTGCTCTTGCACTGGCTGCAGTCTCTCTATTGGCTGCATCTAATCTCTTCAATGATTCAGCAGCATCATCACTTGTCTCACTGGTAGTTAATAGTTTCTCAACCAAGAATCCCAATGCTACCACCAATGCACCTACACCAGTGGCTACCAATGCTGCTCTGAATGCTTTAGTGGCAGCAGTTGCACCAGTGGTGGCGAATGTATACACCTTCTTTGCAATACTCAAGAATCCAAGTTTGGCTGCTGCTTGTCCAGTTACTACACTGGCTAACTGCTGCACACCATTGGCAATGGCAGTTACTGCAGTGGTCTTGTTGATGATTTCTTGTAGGTCTTTATTCTCATCACCAAACAATGCTGCTGCTCCTTGGGCAATCTCAAATCCTGCAGTGAGTCCTTGCACTGCTCCCACTGCTGCATCGAATTTAAAGGTATCTGATGCCAATACTCTTACTCGCTCTCTCGTATCTCCAATTTGGTCTTCAAGTTTGGCAGCACTAAATAGTAGTTGCTCAAACTCTGCAGTATTCTCCTTCCCTTGTTGCTCTAATAATGCTAACTCCTGCTTTAGTGCTTTTAATTGTCCAGTAAGAGATTTCTGCTTACCTTCTGTTTCTTCTGTCTGTGCAGAGAATATTGACATCTCACTATTCACATCTGCAAGAGATGATTTCACTTGAGATTGGGCAGCAGCATTATCCTTGTATGCCTTCGACAATCTGTTGCCAGTTGCAAGCAATGCTATCTGCTCTTGCTCTAACTTCTTCAGTTGGGCAGTTAACTCCTTCGATTCCTTATTGAGATTGTCTAATGCGTTCTTAACTTGTTGAGAGGAGAATGCTGCTGCGATTGTCTTACCAGTATTCTTAAATTGATTATTGATATTGGTCGCAGTCTCCTTGGCACTTGCCTCTAACTCATCGTTGGCTTGGTTAATCTGATTAAGAGATGCCTTCAAGTCAGTGGAATCTCCAGTGTATGTAATGAGTACGTTAGCCGATGCCATCTTTCTTTGCTTGCTTTATTGACATCTCAAATTTAAGCAAATAAGTTGATACATCACATCTCATCAGTTCATTGAATTCAATGATGTTACCTTTGCATAGGTTGATGATTTGACTCCTTAACTCTTCTTGTACTTTTTTTGAACGGAATCTTGGTGAGAATTCAACATAGTTAAACTCTCCATTAGTTTTCTTTGTGCTACTACGTTGTACTCCCATAATGTCTGCAATTCTTGTGGAGACATATTGAGCAATGGCATTAGAGGAGTGATACCCAATTGGGAAAAAAAATCGTGCGATGCCTCCTTACACATCGCATCGAATACTTCAAGTTTAGATTGGTGGATATCTGAATTGACTATAGTTGGGTCTTCATCATCCCTTACTACCCATATTGCTGCAAAGTTCAATAGTAGGTCTCTATGTATAACACTATTCTGCCTCTCCCTAATAACGTGAATGTACCCTGCTACCACTGCTGCATTCTTTGGATTGGATAATCCTGCTGCAAGTGATTTCTCCATACCATCGAGTATCTGCTCCATCTCACTCCCACTCAATCCACTGCTGATTCTCTCCATCAGTGACAATGCCATACTGAATCTCTCCAATGGTAATGATGTCTCCTTTGGGAATCTATAGTACCTATGTCCCTCGTGCTTGAATACCTCAACGAGATTATGCTTTGGATTGTGCTTCTTACTGGAGACAAACCAAGGCAGTTGCTCTGCGAATCTTTTGAATAATTGCATCTAAATCGTCTTTTACAAATATTAAACTGCCATTGTTTAGAACTATGCTGCATTTGTTTTCTGCCTCACTAATGTGTGATATACTACTGGTGTTAATCACAACATCCATTGTTCCTACTGGATGCTCTGTTAGGTCTCGTAGTTCTTGGTCATCAGTGTCCATTCCATCAAATAAAATCGCAGAGCAGACAATGAATCCAGTCATACTACCAATAGTTGTGTGGGCATTGCTCATCCTTCACTCGTGTTTTGGCAGGAAGAAAGCATCCACATTCATTGCAGATATTTAGATGCTTGTTCCTATGTTGGCAGTGCATACATACTGGCAGTCTTGTCTCTGATAGTAGGTTTGCCTTCTTATCTGATGACAGATACAGATACCATCCCTTAATGATTGATACTATCCTCCGCATTCGATACAATCCAATAAGTTAATCACTAAGTCTTGTGGGTCTGCATCAGTGTTCACCACACTAAAGGATATGCAGTCATACTCAATCTCACATATTGTAAACTTGTCACAATTTAGCGCAATGGTATATCCTTGCAATGGGTCTAACTTTGCTCCAACAATTGTTATGATACCATCCACATCTGATGCTGCATTGAACTGCTGAATACGATTGGTTGCGTTATGGGTTATGGTTACGATGTAGTCAGACTCAGCAGGAACTACACCAAAGGATATCCCTGCATTGCAAGATGCCACAGATATTCCCGAATCGAAACAAGGACTACATACACTCATAGGTATCGTTTAAGTATCGCATTGACAAAGTAACGGAAACAATCCAAATAATCCGCACGTTCTGTCAACTTTCTTCGATTGAGTTTGATGATGCTACCATTGGCATCGCATTGTACTTGCTTGGCATCAAACACGAATCCCTTGCATCTCTTTGAGTTCACCTTCACATCAAGTCTCCTTAATGCTGCATTGCAGTCCACTCTGCTATTCTCGTGCCTTGGGTTAGCAGGAATGATAAACTGGCTATCTGATAACTTTAGTCTACGTTTGATTTGAGTATAGGCAGATGAGTTATCCCTCTGCTGCACACTGCCTCCCCTACCCATAGCATCACCAGTAATCCTAATCAGTCCACTTGGAATGTTCATTGCCTCTACCACATCGCAGAATGCATCTATGCTTCCCTTCTCAATGCTTACCTCATCCACCACTCTTGCACCTCTGATGGTCTCTTGTATGACCAATGCACATAGAGGATTAATGTTAAAGTCCACAGAGATGTAGGTAGGTATGTTGGGATTGTGTACTGCTGAATCATCAACGTGCCTCTCATCCTGCCATTCGTAGAGGAATGGATTAACCACATCATCCATTACATCCCAGTCTCCCTCTACGAATCGGGCATACTGAATTGGTGGTAGTTCTTTGAGTGACTCAAGATAGTCTGCAGGAATGTATGGATTATCTGTAATCTTGGATGGGATGAATGCCCATTTAGTTGGCAATGTGCCTTCCTTGAATCTCTCGTATATGATGGTCTTTACCCAGTTGTGTGCAGGATTGCAAGTGGCAAGACAGATGATTGGTGGTCTGCCTTCTGCCTTATTCCAAGAGCCAATCCTCTCTTGTACCTTGTAGAATGTCTGCTCCTGCAATTCGTTTACCTCATCAAGCCCTGCACCATTAACTTCCAATCCCTTGAATCGGTTGAGGTCTTTATCATCTTCATACGATTCTGACATAAAAATTAATTCGCTTCCATTGGCGAATCTCACCACATTGGTCTCCCTATTCCAAGATGATACATAGTCTCCCACACCATCAGCCAAGATAGATGCGAATGATGGGAATGTAGTTCGTTTCAAATCGGGCAGACTCTTACGGATAACTACCCACCTACTACGAGCATACTGCAGTGCAAGGTATGTTATGGTTAGTAGTAGCCAGTATGTCTTACCTCCTCGTATTGCTCCTCCAAATACTACTACCCTATGACTACCATCAATTGAATGATAGAATGCTTCAGACTGCCTCTCTGTTAACTCAAGCCTCACTTGGTGGATTCTGTTCCTCTGCTTGCTTGGTTGTGACTATCACAAGTGGCTCTGTTGTTTTGATGGTATTCTCTCCATTGTTACTCCATCTACCTCTCTGCCTATTGGCTAACCAATGTTTTGCAGCAGCAGTGTCTGATGGTAGTTCCTTGCGTAGTTTTACCACATCTCCATCCCTTGTCAATGCCTCCTCTGTGATGGTTACTCCCAATGCTCTCTTGTACATTGCTCGTGCTACTTTAGCATCTGCATCCTCTCTCCCCTGCGTTAATGACTCTAAAAAAGTTGGGTGCTGCTCTTTCCACACATTAAGTGTTGACTCATCTATGCCAATGATTTTGGCTATCTGCACATCAGTAAGTCCAAGCAGTGCCATCTCAAATGCTTTCTCATCGTGTGCAGTCTGATATTCCATAGGTCTGCCTAATGGTAACTTGGTTCGTTTGATTGTCTTATTGCCTTTCTTGTTCATATGGCTATTATTTTCGTCTCTTGGCTCTATACTTCTCTGCCTCTGCATATGCAATGGCAGTGGCTTGTGATTGGCTATATCCCTCACTGATTAGTTTGCGGATGTTCATAGAGATTACCTCTTGTGAGTCACCTTGGAATAGTGGCATAGAGTTATGGTTCTTGATTCAAATTTACGAAAGATTCTAATACCATTGAATTCTGATACGAGTTGATATGGTGACCAAGTTTGATTAAGTCTTGGTACTGGCTTGGATATATGATTAGGTTGTGGAGTTTGGATGCTGCGAATACATTAACTGCATAGATGTCATTGCCATCCCTATCCGAATAGGTTTGTATCATACCTAACTTGAATTCCATCCCTTCGAAATCTACCAACATCTTCTCTGATGCAATGTACTTGGATAGTTTACTGGTAGGTATTGCTATGGCTATATCATACTCCAGTCCTGCGTGAGTAAGGTAGCCAAAGTAGTAGTCCTTGTCTTCCTTCATCTTTGACTCAACAAAGAATCCTGCTCGTAGTCTTGTTGTCATTGGTTGTAGGTTTCGTTGTAGTATTGTTCGGCATCTGTGTATTCTATAGCAGTCCATTCAGCACTCCCATCATTATAGGCATCCATTATCTGCTGCTTCTCCATCTCCTTGGCTTGTTCGTGTGCCTCTGTTATCAATTCACCAAAATTGAATTCACCAGTATCATCCTCTGTGTACTGCATAAATAGGCTGATGAATTGCTCGTATAGGTAATCTATTGCGGTCTTCTTCATAGTTGGTAGGTATCTATTCGTTTCTTGACCATATCAATGAATCTCTCCATCATTGACTGGTAGTATGTGTTAAAATCTTGATGTCCCTCGTTGTTGTGTTCGAATAGTACATATAGGCTTGAGCGCAATCTCTGTGATGGAGTTTTGCCTCCTAACTCTGCTGCATCAATCTTGAGTGAGTTAAGCATCTCCTCATCGTTGTAGTTGAACTGCTCTCCTTTGAATGCCATCACACCAATACCACCTATCCATTGAGACATTAGTTCTGTCATCTGTGCAGGAGATAGTTCTTGTGTGCCTATCACTACCCTAATGGTCTTGTCCTTCCTTGTGGCTACAGATTCGATGGCACAAGGGATGGTTAATAGTTTAGCATCCATATTCAGATTCTTGTCTCTTTGATTGAACTGGTTTCTTTAGTTTGTTTAGGTAGTCCTTGACCATTGCTCTGATTAGTTCCTTGTGGCTCACTGGTACTCTGAACGTGATGTTAGTAGTTGTCTCCTCGTACAATGGTTTCTTCCCTGCTCCATCTCTCTTGCCTCCCCAAGTATTAGTTGTCTTCTGTTGTGTTTTCATTGTGCAAATATAATCAAGTTTTGATTATGTTGTGCAGTTCAATCCCTCTTTTTTTAAGGAGAATCAACCATTCATAACATCTAATCAAGTACGTTCTATATACTCCACTACCTCTATGTGTATTGGTAAGTTGGGATGCATAGGACTGATGTGTAGCAGTGGTAGAGTGATAGGTAGTATGCCTATCCACTATGGATGACTCCAGTGGCATCTTGGTAGTCATATACTCAATTGTCTTCTGCTCTATCTCTTGGTGACTCATTCGTGTGCAGTGTAGGATGCTGCTCCCCATATCTATTACTTGGTTGCTAACTTAATTGATTCTGCAATGTATGATTTTAACACACCTCTCTGAATTCCAGTGCCACCACAATCGAAGCATACTCCTTCTGCATAGTGCATAAATTGAGGAATGATTCCTCTACCACTGCACTTGCCACAAGAGCAATCACCATACTTTCCAAATTCTGATGGAGCAAGAAAGTCTCCTTTGCCTTTAAGAATAGATATCAACTTGGCTACACGAATCATAATTTGATTAATGTCTAAACTTGAATTATCTATATTAATAACATACTTATCTCCAAAAAAAGTTCTCTCACTTCTTGTCTTTGCAACAAAGTCTCCATTAAATGTTCTGCCAAATAAGGTTACTTGATAAGCAGTACATCTGCGTTTACCATCTTTGGAATCATACCAAAATGCCCAATTCGAATTTGAATCATTGTATTTATCTGCGTGACAGAATTTAATTGATAATACTCCTGCGTCAAGAAGGAGATTTAAGTTGCGTATTGCACGTTCACGATTAGTGCCTTGGTTCTTGTATCCTGCTTCATTTAGCAATTGGATGATAGTGTTTTGAGTTGCCATAGGTTAAATGTTTAAAGTTTGATTCAACAAATATCTAAATACTTTTTGAATTAGCAAGCACTTTTCAAAAATAATTTTATTTTTTTAGAATGGCTTATCTTCATCCTTCTCAAACCAAGACGAGACTGGCATTCTAATTGGTTTGTCTATTGCTGATTGGTTGAATACTGCTTGTGTAGTATCATCGTAAAAGTTGCTCATAGTTGGATTGTGCCTAAACTTCACCATACCTACTGCACCTTGCCTATGCTTTTCAAAGAGATAGAATATCTCATTGGTGTAGTCACTGCCATTATCATCTTGCAATTTGTAGTAGGCAGGTCTCCATATGAATATCACACTATCAGCAGTCTGCTCAATCTCGCCCGATTCTCGTAGGTCTGCAAGGATTGGCATCTTGGTACTTCTCTTCTCTACCTCCCTTGATAATTGGGATAGCAGGATGATAGGTATGCCCAAATCCAATTGGCATCGCTTGAGCAGTTTAATCATAGTGGATACCTCCTGCTCCCGATTGCCTTTGTTCATCCCTTCAAGTTGGAGCAGTTGAAGATAGTCAATTACTGCCCACTTGCACCTACCTTTCTTGTGTGCCTTCTTGATTACTCGTATTGCCTCGTGCAATCCACAAGATGGTTTATGGTACACAAGTAATTTCTTCTGCTCAATTGTGCCTATGCTCTGCTCCATCTTAATCCTCTCATCTTCCGTTAGCAGTCTCTTCTTGAGTCTGCCTCCATCAATACTACCATCAGATTGGTTTAGGATTAATCGTTGTGCTAACTGGCTCTTGGACATCTCACAATTGATGTATACACCATAATCATCTGTAGATAGTGCGTGAAAGATTGCCAGTGCAGTCTTCCCCATACTTGGTCTTCCTGCTATCACTATTAACTCGTTCTGCCATCCACCAGTGAATTCATTGATTGAATGTATCCCAGTATCTACACCAATGAGTTTTCCTTGCCTTGCCATCACCTCCTGCTCATAGTATAACTTGCGCTCATCATCCATTAACTCTGCAGTGGATATCAACTTATCCTCTGTGCTATTGGTATCTATCAACTTGGTCAACTTATCTATGATGCTTGATGCTACCTTGTAACCATCCATATTAGCATCAGAGTTCATCATCTCCTCTGTAATTAGGTTAGGCAGTGTGCGTGATATGTAGGCATCTTTTAGGATTGCTATGTATTCATCTATTGGCTCACTAAATCGCATTGCTCCCATTGCCTCTGCAAGTATCACTACACATCTGCTCTTGATGTCTATGCTAAAGTCTGCTCTTACTCGTTGGGATATAGTAAGTCCATTAACTTGCTTCCCCTCCTTAACCATTGTCTCAATGGTAGAGAAGATTGCTCTGTTGTATTCAGAGTTAAAGTGATTGGCAGTAAGACTGGAGATGATATGGCTCGTACTATCGGGATGATTTACCAGTACAGATATCACTGCTACCTCAATCTCATTAGTATCTATGCTCATATGTTTTTGATGCCTTTGGTAACTTCTGCTGCACGTTCTTGCCTCTTCCCATATGATGTGCCTCTCAAGAAAGGATTATGCTCCTGCACCTTCGCTCTCGTTCTTCTGATGGTCTCAACTTGTGGTAAGTCTCCATCTACATACATCTGCAGTAATTCTCTTGCAGACATATTATCGAATCGTTCCTGCCCAATTGTCTTCGCCCATATGTTAGCAATGAGTTTGGCATCATTATCCCTCAATTCGGGATATCGGATTAGCCAAGATGTTATCAAGTCCTTGGCATTGGTGAGTTCGTTTAGTTTCATTCTTCGATTCCTAAAATAAAGTTAAATGTTACAGATTCTCCATCTTCATCAACTATCCATCCATCTTTCATTCTATCCTTCTTGCCAAGTCGCAAGAAAGCATCTTTGAACGATTTTGCTTTGATGTCCATACATCCAATCCCAAACTCTGTTGGAATCCATACTTGAAATTTTTTAAGTGTTTTCATCGTGCCTATGTTTAAAGGTTATGCAGTTGGTAGGATGCTGCACCCCTTGGTTCTTTTATTTTTTTGACTGAAATGCTTTTAGGCATTTATGACAACAAGCATTTGGGTAGTTTTCAAGCCACCACTTAAAAGATTCAAAACCATTAGGCATAGATGTTCTGCGATTACAAGCAGTCCTTGAGCCAATGGTGAAATGTTGTTTTTTTGCTGATTGTCCTAATGTGATGTTCATAGTTTCAATGTTTAAAGTTTCAGCAAATATCTAAATACTTTTTGAATTAGCAATAACTTGTCAAGATATTTTTAAATTATTTTTACTTTCCCTTATTTATCAAGCATTCCAAGCACGAGATTTTGGTTCTTCCTTCACTGGTAGTTTTGCATCCTGCTTGTTGTTTAGTTGCCATCTTACCAATCTTCCCTTGATACTCCAAGTCTTCTCCAGTTGGAATCTCATCTTGCCTTTAGAGTCTGCTTCTGACCAATAGATGAAGAACTGCCTCAACATCTCATCTGTGAATTCTCCTCTATGTTTGGCTAACTCCTGCTTGAATTGATTTGAATCCATATTCTTATAATTAATAATATCACTTACACTTACACTACCATTAACACTTACACTTACACTAACAGGTTTTGTGGGTTCTGAAATAACCGACTGGGTTTTGTGGGTTTCTTCCAAACCATCTTGGTTTGTCTTTGGTCTACCTCCCTTCAATCCATTAACTCTTGCACGTTCAGCACGTTGCTCCCACTTATCTGCATCTCTATCCATACTTGTGCGTATGAATCCAAATGCAATGAATAGTGAGTCTGATGTGCTTGGTACTATACCATCAATCTGATATTCGAATATCATTCGCATAAGTTTACCAAACTGCTCATCTGATAAATGCTTGATGGTCTCGTATGTGTCACAATAAAGTAAGAATGATTTTTTCATTTGGTAAAAAGAATGCCCATCAAAAACTGCAGTGAGAACGATAGGCTATTACCTCTACCTTGCAGCCTCAATGGGCAATGTTAGAATTTCTTACTATTCGGGTTCTCACATCCGAATGTTCAAATATACTAAAGATTCAAATACTTGTCAATCTTGGCTATGCAATCATCAAATCCTACTGCAAACTCTGCTCTATATCCTGCTCTCTCAAGATGTATTAGCATCTCTGATTGCTCGTGCAGATGCTTGTCGCTCATCAGTTGACCATCCATCTTATGCACTCGCGCCTTCTTAATCTCCAAGTATAGTCCACCATATCCTCCTTTGCACTGGCATATGAATAAATCGGGATATCCTCTATGTGGATTCATCCCTTTATGCTTCCTTGCTTGTCCAAGTGTCATCTTTGTTCCTGCACTAAAATCGAATCTCCAAACTACTTGAGGATATTTGATTGCCATAAACTTGGCAATGGCAAAGTATATATCAGATTCCTTTGACATCCTTGAGGAATTCAATACGCTCTACTATGTCATTCCTATCATCAATTGCCTCAATGTATACCTCCACTGCTCTTTGATTCTTATGGTCTACATAGACTCTTGAATACTTGTAGTTCACATACTTGCTCTTCTCAAATCCACAAGCAGTAAGATATGCTGCTAAATTGCGGATATTATGGTGGTATAGTTCAGTCACGTTACCAAGGTCTTCAAATCTATCTACTATAGTTGCCATCGAATTGTTCTAAAAAATTACCAATCATTTGTACTGCGTAATCCAGTTCATCATCTGAATGTCTGTACAAGAATAAATCACTGCTTGTGCTGCCTTGCTTCTTTGCTTTTTGAGGGACTCCAATATAGTAAAAATCTCTTGGACTCCATCCCATAAGCATAGCATACCATACTGCTTGAACGTGATTACAATGCTCTATCATATCCTTGGCAAACTGCTCAATGGTCTTGCACGTTGTAGTCTTAATGTCCACTATCACCTTGCTCTGATGGTTAACCATATCAAGCATCCCCTTGCCCATAATCGTTGCAGTGCTTCCGTCAAGGTATGGTATCACTACCTCATCCACCACTATCATCTCCTTCTCTGAACCATTGAATAGTGCCTCAAGCATTGGATGTGAGCAGATAGCATTGTATACATTGTATGCATCTTTGGTCATCTCTGATGGGTCTGTTTCAAGTAACTGGTGATGAAATGCAGCACCTTTGTCCAGTGCTGCTTTAGTTGCCTTATTCTTGGATATATCACCAGTGTAGAATCGTTTGATTCTTGATGCTGATATTGCAGGATAGTTTATATATTCCTCTTTGGTCATATCTCCTCGTATGTGATAGTTGTGATTGGTCTTTGTAGTTTCCATCCTGCCTTCTTCAGCATAGATACTGCTTGTTCTATGGTCATCACTGGAGCATCTTGGATTGGCAGTTTAAGTTGTGCATTCTGACCAATCTTATACTGCTCGTTTAACTCTGATGCCTTCTCCATTACTTGAAGAAATGATTTGCGTGAGAATCTTGCTCCACTGCTCCAAGATTTATAGGCAGTATCTCCATAACCTAATGCCATACTAAACTGCCTACCATTAAGTCCAGTTTTGGTCTTTACTCGTTCAAGCATATCAAGTATCTCCTCGTGTTTATACTTGGTAAATGAATAAGCATTGCCTCGTTTAAGGACTCCTTTGAGTGCTGCCTTCGATGGTTTCTTGTGATTACTTTGACCATTAAGATGGTTCTTGATTGAGATTGTAGGTCTTGTTGTTTCCATTGTTATCTGATTGTTTGAGTTTTCTCTTGATAAATTTCAATCCCTGCAATCTCATCCACTGCAAGAGCAGACATTGCCTTTGGCAGTCCTTTGATTAGGTCTTCGGGATTTAGGTTGTTGTGTGCGAATTGAACTGATAGTACCTTAATCCAATCTACCTCTCCAGTGATTCTTGCCTTGGTAGTAGTGCGAATATTCTTGGTATGGTCAGTGCTTACTGATGTGGCAAATAACTTATCTGTGAATGCTGCCATAACATCTCCTAATGCCATTGCACTGGCTAATGATGCCTCTGCCTCTGCTTTGAGTTTTGCCTCTGTCTCCTGCTTCTTTCGCTCAAGTTCTTGGCTATAATCAACCATCTTACGCTTGCCATCTTCTACGAACTGCTTGAGTTCTGCCAGTGTATCTGTCTCAAGTTTGATTAGTTCTTTCTTGAATGCATCTATTGGAGCAGTCACATTCTTTCTTGCAATCTCTACCTCTTTGATGGCATCATTCACCTTCTTTAGTGATTCGCCCATCTTATCGTAGGATGATTTGTCTTGTACTGCTATGTCAAGCAGCAATAGTTGTTGTGCCTTTAGAGTATCGGCAGAATTGATAATTAGATAGAATTCGCTGATAGGAATTTGTATCTTTACAATATTGTTGTTCATAGTGTTTCTCTGATTGAAGAGGGGAGGATGTGTGCCTCCCCTTTTTTAGTTATTAGAATGGTGGATTAGATGTTGATGTTGAGAAAGATGAACCAAAGATATCATCCAAGTCTTGTGTAAGAGATGAATCCACTTGGCTGCGTGACTGCACTGGTTGTCCTTGTGGCATTACCACTGATGGCTCGTACTTTGGCGCACCTACCAATCTTGCACGATACTCATCTGATTCCATAATCTGAGTCCTAACGAATTCGGGCAGTTGACTGAATGCATCTTGGTTGTGTGCATTAGTATCGTAAGACAATGATGGATTAATCTGTGCAGGACAAGTGATGCCTTTAGGTAGTGGGGAGATGCTCATAATATTGGCGAATGTACCTGCATCAGTTACTCTATGCGATATGTTTAGCATAGCAGGATAAGACAACAAGTCCATAATCTCAAAGTTAGATGCCTCTCTGTCTGTCATTGTCTTGCCTATCCAAGACTCAATGAACTTCCGTAGGTTCGCCTTCTCCGACATCGAAAGAGTCATAGATGTACGAACATAGAATGGTTGCTCACCTTTGCTCTCATCGAATATTGCCAGTTCGTTTGGCAGTTCAAAGAGGAATTGTACTTTGCGCTTCCTGCCTCCAAACTTCTTGTCTTCTGTAGTGCCAAGGTCTATGATTTGGTAGCATCTACCAATGTGCGCTCCTTGTGGAGCAGTCTTCTTTGTGGCATTGCTGCCAGTTGCATTGATTTTCATAAGTGTTTAAATTGATGTGGTTAAAGATTCAAGAGATTGGTAATGGAGATACTCAGTAACAAGAGCAAACTGCTCGTGAAATTGCTCAATGGTGATTGGGTCATAGAGTCTCTTTTCAGCAGGGACTCCATACTCCATAGAGCGATGGAACTGCCTTGCAAGATTGGCTGATTGGCTATCACATCTCGTGTATAGTCCTTTGATGCATCCATCATTTACCACCATCACAAGAGTCCCAGTGAGATGATTATAGTGGAAGAATTCTGTACCTTTCCAGTTCTGAAAGATGGTACTTGTAGTTGATTGGTTCATATAAATTTAGTTTAGAATGTTTAAATATTAGTGGTTGATACAAGTTCATTGGTCTCTGAATCGATTACCTCCATCCATACCTTCTTGATGGCAGGATACTGCTTTGCCTTGAATAGTGCATATACTAACTCATCTTCTGATGTGTTTGGCACTTCTTGAGCATATGGTACGAAATCTTCTTGAGTCTCGTGCCAAATAAGTAGTGCGCCAGTTGATGATAGTGCGATGATTTGAATTGTGTTCATATGGTTTAGAGTTTGAATGTTTAAAAAAGATGGGGAGGACTACTCCTCCCCTTGGTTGGTTAGGCAGGGCAGTTGATTTGTTCGTTAGTCTTGATACCATTCTTGGTACAATAGTTCAAAAGATTGTCATATAACTTACTACCAGTCCAGTTATAAGCATTTAAAGATTTTTGCATCTCTGAATCAATGTCTACTATGATTACCTCATTAAAGGCAAAATCACAAGTATCAAATCTGCCTTCACAGATTCTACTTGGGATGCTCAATGCTACAAGATTAGAGAGGATTTCTTTTACTTCGAACGTATGTCCATTCAAGTAAGACATTCCCGAAGATTTTTTGGTGTTGATGATTGCTTTCATTTGATGAATGTTTAAAAGTTTGATGCAGCAAAGATGGAAACTTATTTTGAATTGGCAATAGCCTATCAAGAAAAAAGTGAATTATTTTTTGCAGTATTTTATAACTGCTTAATTATGTGCTAATTAAAATTCACTTAGATGCAAATAGCATCAATCCTCCTCCGAAGATTGCACCAAATGCAAACATAAATCCTTTAGATTCCCACCACTTTCGCTCCTCACGAATGTAGATATTAGACATACCAGTAATAGACATAGTAGGATTATCTATGCTCAAACGCACTACCTTATCCCTTCTGCCAATAATCTTCGAAATAAAGCCTTCTCTTGCACTATCTCCCACTGCATAGGTCAAAGTACCATATGATGCAATTGAGTCGATTTGAAGCAGTCCTAAACGATTAATCTTGCCATCTATCGTGAACCACTTATCTACCTTGCTGAATTCTCTTGGCAGTTTAAGATGTGGAAACGAGTCTATGTAGACTGGCTCACCTAACTGAATCTCTGTCTTTACGATTGTCTTGGTCTTGACCTTGACCAATTCCTGTAAGTGGGATAGTCTCAGTTTATCTGCCTCTTCTTGCAGCATCTTGATGGCAGTCTCGTTGTTCAGTATAGTCTGCTTCTGCGAATACACTACCACTGAATCATCATAGATTCGTTTGGTGAATTCATCATTAGCACTGCTTAGTTCAGTGATATCATCGTGCAGGATTAGATTGGTCTGACAAGTAGATATCAATACCATCATAAGTATAATTATGATGATTGCCATCAGTATCTTAGTTGGGTCAAAATCAAATTGGGCAGTATCCATCAGTGATGTATAACATTAGTTGGTTAATCCTATCTTGCATTATCTCCTTCTGTTTAATGCCATCCATCAGCACATTGATGGCAGTGTTAATTGGCATCCCTCTTTCAATTACATATAGTGCTGCTACCTTTACCAGTCGCTCATCGCAATCTTCATCAGTCTTTGGTAGATATTTAGCAGCATCAATCATATCTGCCTTGCTGCCTTTCGTACCAGTAACTTAATTACCTCATCCAGTCTGTTAACTGAATCATCAATCATTGCCATTAATTCCTGCTTCTCCTTATCACTTGCTTGTGCATTATCCTTTAGCATCCTCACCAATCCTCCTATAGATGTCAATGGTTGCCTCAATTCGTGCGATAGCATAAATCTAAACTCCTCCAGTAATATCTTCTGCCTCTCGTGTTCGTGGGCAGCAATGGATGTAACATCAATAATCTGCATACCAACAAAGTGTAAGCAGTCCAAGATAGTATAAATATTCCAAATGTTATAACGCAGACTACCAGTCTTCTGCTTAGTCTTGGCATATACTCGTATTGGTTCGGGAGATTTATTCTTGCTCTTGTTGATGGCAGTAATCAAATCATCCCTATCAACATCAGTGGCAGCAATGTCGGCAATGTTTTTTGGCTTGATGTGGCTTATGTATTCTTTGAATAAGTCATTGGATGAGACTATATTGCCATCCTGCGTTGTGACAAGGTAAAAGACATCTATCGAATTGTCCAGTATGTACAACAATGACATATCACAAAGATAGTTAAAACCTATCCTCTGCTCATCTCTTGCTTCAAATCATTAATCAAGTTTGCCCAATGTGGCACACAATCTACTGCATATTTGATGGTAAGGTAGATGGTGAATATCAATACTAATCCGTTTACTGGTACATCATATGACATAGGCACATTCATATTTGGCTCAATACTTACACTATGAGATTGGGTCTGATACGTTGAGTCTTCAGTTAAAGATACAACATTATTCTGAATCGTATCTATGGCTATGTGCTTTGGCTCAATGGATTTAATCACTGCTAATGGCTCGTGTTCGATATGTTCAATGTGCTGCGTATCCAGTGCTAATTGATTGGAAGAATCATTGGTAACTACCATTGCACTGGTTGCATTTATTGCACTATCAATATCAATCTTCTTAACGATTGAATGGTTCTTGCATCTACCATAATGGATGCATATGATTGTGTCTTTAGGCATCTCCCTCATCTTGGTTTGCTTTAGGTATATATCCTGCTGCCAATAATGCTGCAACAATTCCTGCCAATGTCTCTACCTCAATCTTTTTTAGGATAAGCATATAGATGGATACCAGTATTGTCAATGAACCAATGGTAGGTCTCCAATGCTTAACAATGATATCAACTATCCTTCTTGCTTTAGTAGTCTTCCTTGGCATACCTCAAGATACGTTTATTGAATGCCAGTGTTGATGCATCTATGCATCAGAAATTACACAATGAGAAATAGAGATTTGCCTCTTCTCGTCTGCGATTGCTTAAACCAGTAAGCACCTTCCCTGCTGCCTTGTTCCACTTCAAAAACTCATCAAGTATAGATGGGTCATTGGGATTAATTTTTGCCTTCTTGAGCAATGTAGATTTAATCAACCCACCAGTACCTACATTATAGGCAAATGATACCAAGGCATCAAATTGGCATTGATTTAGATTAGGCAGATGCTTATTCACTGCTGACTCGTATGGCTCAAGTGTAGATAGCAGCAGTTGTGTTGCCTCCTTCTCACTGCTCAACTTCTCTCCCAATAATACCTTCTTGCCATTGGGATACTTGGTTGTCCCATAGCCAATGGTAACTACTGATGCAGGGCAAAGATATGCAGATAGTCGCAGTCCTTCATACTTCTTAATTAGATTCAATCCAAGAGAAGATGTGGAGCGCATATTATTTGTACCAAAATACATCTATAAATGCACCTTGCAATAATGCATTGGCAGCACCACTATTACCCCTTGTATAAATAGAAACTTGAACTTGACTTGCAGATATTATCGAAACTTGTGCTGAAATATGCACTCCCGATGTACTGCTACCACTTGTAGCCATTACCTTTACTTTATCTGCAGAACTTGGCATAAAAAGAGTAAGCACTCCAACATTATAAGTAATATGATAATGCCCAGTTGCTTGGTAGGTAATAGTTTTAGTAACCAAATCCCCTACTTGGGTTTCAAAAACTGCATCTTCAGTTGGCGCACTTGTTCCAGTTTGACTATATTTACAAGAGTCATTAAAATAATGAGTCGGCAATGGAGTCCAAGATTTTGCAATTGAACCACCATTAGAAATGTATGGAATTCCATTCCTATCCTTAATCTCCCTTCCTGCATCGGCATTTGGATATGATGGTGTTGGGTTTGTATCAATGCCATATAATACCCTGCTATTATTAAATGCCGCAAAAGATGCAATTATATTACTCGTTCCCGTTCCTAATGTATCATTCCTTAAAATTAAATCCCCACCCCTCAAATACAATTCAAGAGTTTCTGAAAGGGAAGAATTAAAGAACGTAATAGTAGGATAATCTGCAAAACCATCGTTAAATTCACCCCCTAATGAAATTGTGTTCCCACTTGGATAAGTAAATATAATTCTTGCACCTTTTGTACCCCCTGCATCACAATCAATAACTCCAGTTACATTGCCTTGTCCACCAGTTGTTGTCCCATCTAAATGAATATAAGGTAATGCGGTTGATAAAGCATTGGCAATTGTTTGCAAATCAACTTGCTTGGATTGATTAGCCGATGCTTCCACAACATAGAAGATGTCTGCTAAATCTGCTGCTGATAATACTGGTAAGTCAGTAACTTTTACTCCTGCCATAGTTTCTTGGTTTTGTACAAATTTAATAAATTAATCAACACACATCATAGCATCCATCTTCACTAAATGTAGATACTACTACATCAATCTCCACTGCTACTGCTGCCCACTCCATATTAGGAGGAAGAACTTTAGAATCTATCTGATATCCACTTGGCAATACCTCGTAGCCTACTACACCAAGAGTCTCCTTAAATGCAGTATCTCTTCCGCTAACTAATCGCAATACCTTTGATGCTACCCAATCTACTGCCTCTGCTGAATCGCAAGGTAGATGGCTCTTACGAACCATACAATAGGCAGTCAATGTGTACCTCGTATCATATACAGATTTACAAGCAGCCAATCTTAAACTATCCTGCTTGCTCACTATGGTCTTGCCTCTCCTTGCCCAAAAGATTGTCCCTTGCTTGGCATCATAGTTAGTTACTGGTAGTGCTTGTCCATCACCAATGTAATAGTAGTATGCCTTCTCCTCCTTGTAGAATTCAGAGATGCCATAGAACTGGTCGAAGATATTACCTTGGTTAATCCTTTGGTTGAGATGCTCAATGATTTGTGTAAGTATGTTCATCCTTGATTCATTGCATTAGTTATCTGTTCAACTATCTGTTGTGCGTGGTCTTCCAACATCTCTTCCTGCTCCTCTTTTGTTGGCTCAAAGATTATCCCATATCCCCTAAATGATTTGTATCTTGGATTTACCTCCAATCCAAACTGCAGTCCTTGTGCCTTCTTGAATTCGTTGGGAGGAAGAATGATACCACAAGATAATCCTTCAGTCTCTATATCAATATTGATAAAGGCAGAGCGCAAGAATCCAGTTAACTCCAATGGTATTGGTCTCTTCTTTTTCTTCTTCTCGTATTGCGGAGAATAGTCTCCCTTGTAGTCTCCTCCCCTTCTTGCAGGTCTTGGTATCTTCTGTCCCTCTGTATTCTTATTCCCTCCACTTTTTTCGAAGATACGTTTGAACATTAGCCTCTTCATCTCCCTAACTGCAGAATACAAAGGAGTGAACTGGTTCTCCCATTCACCATATAGGTTATCAAGATTCTTCTGTATCTCGCTTGGTGTAGGCATTATGGTAGAGCAGTTACATACTTGATGTTCTTGCGACAATCCCAACAATGGTTATCATCGGGCAGTCTCATATTCTTAATCAGTGCCTCAATCTCCAAGTTATAATTCTCCATTGCAGTATCCCTTGCTGCCACTATCCCCTCAAAGGCAGGAGATGTGGCGAATGGCTTACTACCTTTATTGATTGTGATGGTAGTATTCACTCGTTGGTTTGGAGCAATGGTTAGTGCATAGTTGTAAATCTCCACTGCAGTTAGGTATGCCAATGGCAATGCCATCAATCCTCCCACTGCACACATCCAAGATTCCCTATCACAATTCACATTGTAATTAAGTGACATACCAGTAGTGTACTTGGATGTCTTTGATGATAGCACATTAGTACCATCAGTGGTAAGTTCGATACCAATGGCATCAACGAATGGGCAGATATGTGCCTCTCTCACCTTGCCTCCACAATCGTAGCAAGCACCTTTCTTTGGTATGAACTTTATGGTATCAACTTGAGACTCATAAACAAATGCCAAATCTAACTTGCGTCTCCCTGCCTTGAACTGCTTACCAATAAACTGCTCAATACCTCCTTGAGCATATGTGATGGTCTCCACTAATTTAAGTGTAGTCATATCGAAGACTAACACTGGTACGTTTAGATTTAACTCATCAATGGCTATGTTGATATCAGAGATGTAGAGATTAAGGTAGGATAGATTGTTTGGGTCTATCTTGAGTCTTATACCTCCATACCTTCCTGCTCCCAATTGAATCTGCACATTGGAGTAATCAGTTAGAACTTGTCCAATCCTCTTGCCTTCAATGATGGTATCTGCCTTCATCGCAGGAGTTAATCTCAGCAGCACATCAGATGATAATTTGCGCCAAGCAAACTGCCTCTTGTCTACGAATAGGTCTACACCACTCACATATTGGTCTGTGATTGCTTGACCAAGAAAGGTCTGATTAATGCCTAACTCATCTATGTATAGTCCAGTAGATGGTTCGGGAAGACTGCACTCCTTTAATCCTACAAGTGATTCTATGCACATCGTATTTGTTTTTTCAAAGATAAAAAAAAGAGGGGATTTTAGTCCCCTCATTCGGTAGTTAGATTATCTATACCATTCTGCTCCAATATGTCCTGCTCATCTTGAGTCAGTAAACCTATTGGAGCATCTATGGGTTTACGATAGAGATGCAGTTAACGTAATTAACTCCTGCATATTTATCTGATGCCTCGTAGATGTCTGTAGGTAGAGTAACAATCTTACCAGTTGTAGTCAATACAATTGATAGATTACCACAATCATCCTTCATTGTCAAATCAGCAGGCAATCCTGCAGGAGTAAACACCAAAGTCTTGGAGTAATTGCTTCCTGCTACTGGAGTGATGCCTTGATTCCAATCTGCGAGATTGAACGATAGCCATTGGATTGCTCCTGCAGTAGTTATCAGTGCAGATGTTTGGTTACCTTGTGCTGCTGCTAAACGAGCATCATAGGCAAATCCAAATCCATTCTGCTGAGAGATTGCAAGTAAGTCAATACCAAATTGAGTGCAGCATCCTGCTTGAACGGCATTGGCATAACGCTGCATCTCAGCACCACCAAACGCTACTGGAGCAGCAGGATAGTTTGCCATACGAGTTGCTTGTAGGATATCTGCCAAGGCAAACTCATTGAGTGCTTGTCCACCAGTTTGACGAGTCGCAATCTGTAAGCAATCCCCAACAATGTTATAGTAGGCATCTGCCTCCGTTCCCCAAGCACCAATATCTGCTACGGCTTGAGTCGCAGCAGCAGATGCTACCTTGCGGTCTAACACATCCATAAGACGCATTACAGACTCAAGCACAAAACGGCTATTATCTTGGCAGTGACGAGCGATTTCTGCTGCATTGA